TGTAAGTGCTGAACAACAAAGACTTCAACAAGAAGCCTTGGTTAAACAGCAACAACAAATTGCACAATTTGTTGAATACGGTAATCAAAAGCTTCTTGAAATAATCCCTGAGTGGCAAAACCAAGAGGTTGCTACAAAAGAAAAGTTGGCTATTAGCGAATATGCCGTGAATACTTTAGGTTATACACCTGAGGAAATTCAACAGGTTTATGATTATCGTGCTTTGCTTGGTTTAAGAAATGCTTGGTTAAACTCTAAAACAGTTGAAGCCACAAAGAAAAAACCAACACAAAAAGCACCAGCAAGAGTGGCTAGACCTGGTACGACTAACCGACCAAAATCGGCAGCACCTGTGAAAAAAGCAAAACAAAGGTTGGCCAAAACTGGAAAAATTCAGGATGCGGCTAAAGTATTTGAACAATTAATTTAATAGGAATATAAAATGGCTAAAGTAACTAACGCTTTTGACACATATACGGCTACTGCTGACAGAGAAGATTTAAGTAATATTATTTACAACATCTCTCCAATGCAAACTCCGTTTATGTCATCAATTGGTAAACGAAATATTAAAAACGTAGTGTTTGATTGGCAAACAGAATCATTACCTACTCCAAGTGCGAGTGGTCAGCTAGAAGGTTTTGAACTTTCAAGAGCTGCTGCTACAGCTACAACAAGAGTAAGTAATGTTGCAATGATCTCATCAAGAGATGCAACTGTAACTGGCTCACAAGACGCTTCAGACCCAGCTGGTAAGAGATCAGAAATGGCTCACCAACTAGCTATTATGGCTAAAGCTCTTAAAAGAGACATGGAAGAAGCTCTATGTAAAAATGGTGCTAAAACAACTGGTGACGCTACAACAGCTAGGGTAACTGGTGGTTTTGAATCATGGATTACATCTAACGATTCAAGAGGTACTTCTGGTGCTTCTACTGGTGGCGGTGCTGCTCCAACAGACGGTACTCAAAGAGCTTTAACTGAAACTCTACTTAAAGATGTTTTACAACTTGCTTTCACAAATGGCGGCGAGCCATCAATGGCAATTTGTGGACCACATAACAAACAAGTTATTTCTGGTTTCACAGGTAGAACTCAAGCTAGACAAATGATCGATGCTAATACTGTAGAAGCTTCAGTATCAGTCTACTCATCTGACTTTGGTGAACTAAAAATCGTTCCATCAAACAGATCAAGAGAAAGATCATTACTATTAGTAGATCCAGAGTTTGCAAAAGTGTCATACTTAAGAGACTTTAAAACTGTTGATATCGCTACTATTGGTGATGCTGAAACAAAAATGATTGTTGTTGAGTATGGGTTAGAAGTATCTAACGAAGCTGCTCACGGAGTCGTTGCTGATTTATCAACATCATAATATTGATATATAGCTTAAAGGGATGTTTCGGCATCCCTTTTTTTTGTGCTAAAATCTCTACATGGCAAAAACTACATTAATAGATCATAAAAAAGGTTTGCAATCTATTTTTGCAACTGAAGATGAAAAAGTTGTTTATCAAACAAAACAAGATATACAACCTACTTTAGATTATGTAAAACACCTGTCTGAACATACACCAGGTAAAGATTTTCGTCATGTAGCAGAAATACCCATGGTAATATACCAAAAAGCTTTAAGAGAAGGTTGGGCTAAAGATTCTGCACAATGGAAGAAATGGTTAAACCATTCTGATAACAAACCCTTTAGGACATGGAAAGGTAAAGTATGACATACGATGAATTAAAAACTAATATTGCAAATTTCTTAAACAGGTCAGATTTAACAGACCAGTTAGACTTTTTTATTGATGCAACAGAAGGTGAATTTAACAGAAGATTAAGAACTAAAGACATGATAAAGCGTGCTACTGCTACAGCAGATGCACAATATATGTCATTACCAACAGATTGGTTAGAAGCTATTAATGTAGAAATTACCTCAAACGATTTTAGACCATTGTTTCAACAATCTATTGAATCATTAGATGTGTACAGAAAAGCTAATAACAATGTAACTGGTCAACCTATTTATTATGCAATCGTAGATAATTCATTAGAGTTAGCACCTACCCCTGACACAAGTTATACGCTACAATTAACATACTATGGCACTATTGATGCTTTAAGCAGTTCTAATACAACGAACTTTATATCCACAGGATATCCAGATGCTTACTTATATGGTGCTTTAAAACACGCTTCTATCTATCTAATGGAAGATGAAAGAGTGCCGTTATTTACAGCACAATTTGAAAAAGCATTAGAAGAGATGAGAATGGAACAAGAGAAAGCAGAATTTGGCAAAGGATCTCTAATACAAAGAAGAAGAACTTATGGCAAGTCTGGTAAAAAAATATATTATTGGAATAATAATTAGGAGATAAAATGGCTGGATTTAGTGATTATTTAGAGGATAAAGTATTAGACCATGTATTTGGTGGTAATGCTTATACAGCACCATCAACATTATATGTTGCTTTATATACTGTAGCACCTACAGACACAGGTGGTGGTACAGAAGTATCAGGCGGTGCTTATGCAAGACAAACTGCTACATTTACCGTATCTGGTACTGATCCTACCACAGCAACTAACTCAGCTGCGGTTGAATATCCAACAGCTACAGCAGACTATGGTACAGTCGTTGCAGTTGGTATATTTGATGCTTTAACAAGTGGTAATCTAATGGCCTATGCAAACTTAACAGCTTCAAAGACTGTAAGTTCAGGCGATGTATTTAGATTTGACGCTGGCGATTTAGATATAACATTAGCGTAATATCATGGCCTCAGTAGGCTATGGCTTATACACATACGGAAAGTCCAATTACGGAACTCCTGTATATCATTTTGGTGCAGCCACAATAGCACAAACATCATCTGCTACAGCAGATGGTAGATTTGTAATTACTGGTGCATCAACCATATCAGCAGTTTCTTCTGCAACAGCAACAGGTAGACAGATAGACCGCGGACAAGCGGTTATTAGTGCAGTATCTAGCGTTACAGCATCTGGTACACAAATTGATAGAGGTGTTGCAACCATATCAGGAACATCTGGATTTACAGCTGTTGGTATACAAATAGATTTAGGATATGCAACTATAACTGCAACTTCTAATGTAATAGCCACAGGTACACAAATAGACCGTGGTGTAGTTATAGGACCAGTCGTATCAGGTATGACAGCTACAGGTAGATTTACTGTAGTAGGTGAAGGAACATTTGCAGAAACTAGCGGATTTGATGCAACAGGTGGACTTATTAGAACAGGTGTATCTGTAATTGCACAAACAAGTGGATTTAATGCAGTTGGTGGTCTAAAATGGGAAGATATTATTGTTCCTGGTGAGACTTGGACCGATCAAATAGTAGCAGACGAAACTTGGACAGAACAAACTAATCCAAGTACATCATGGACAAACTTAGGCGAACAAGACGCAGCTTAGAGGAATTTTTTTATGGCAGATACATTTACAACTAATTTAAACTTAACCAAACCAGAAGTAGGCGCATCTACTGATACTTGGGGTACAAAACTTAATGACGATCTTGATGATTTAGATGCGGTATTTAGTGCTACTGGTACTTCAGTAGCTATGAACCTAGACGGAGCAGTTATAGATAGCTCTGTCATTGGTGGTACAACTCCAGCAGCAGGTACATTCACAACCCTCACAGCTAATACTTCTATAACAGGCACACTAGCTACAGCAGCTCAACCTAATATTACAAGTGTTGGAACGCTTACAGGTTTTACTTCTACAGGTATTGATGATAATGCAGATGCTACAGCTATAACTATTGATAGTAGTGAAAATGTTGGAATTGGAAACTCATCACCAAGCAGTTTTAGTGGAGATGGTAATAACTTAGTAATAGGTACAACAACTGGTGATAATGGTCTAAGTATAATTAGTGGTACTTCTAGTGCAGGAAGCATATATTTTGGTGATACACAAGAAACAGGAAGTTTATCAAGAAGAGGTCAATTAGTTTATAATCATAGTGATGATTCTATGAGGGTATTTACCTCAGCAACAGAAAGAATGCGTATTGATGGTTCAGGCAACTTGTTGGTGGGGACTACTGATACTGACCTTGGTTTTACAGATGGTGATGACGGAGTTGTATTCAGCCCTAGTGGTTACATACAAGCTGCAAGAGACTCTGCTTTTGCATCTTTATATCTTAATAAGCTGAACAACGATGGTTCTCTTGTTAATTTTGCAAAAGACGGCTCATCAGTTGGAAGCATTGGTGTTTACTCATCAGATAGACTTTTTATAGGAGCAGGAGATACTAATATAACTTTTAAACCTTCTCACGATATATTTTATCCAAGTACCGCAACTGGTGCTGCTAGAGATAATGCTATAGATTTAGGTGATTCAGGTGCAAGATTCAAAGACCTCTACCTTTCAAGCAAAGTTAATCTTGGTGATACAAACAGAAACTTAATGTATAGGTCAGCTAATAATGATATTTTATTAGAAGCTGCTAGTGGTTTATTTTATAGACAGGATATAGGCAATACCAATCATTCTTGGTTTACTTTAAATTCAGAAAGAATGAGATTAACCTCAACAGGACTTGGGATTGGAACCTCATCACCTGACGGTCCTCTTCATATTGATCATGCTACTGCTAACCCAATTCTTACAGTTCATAAAAACTCTACTGGTGTTTCTGATGCTGTAAGAATTAGACATGGTAGAGCCTTAAGTGGATTTTTTGGAAAAGGTATTAGGTTTCAAAGAAACGATGGTACAGAAGTTGGTAGTGTTGTTCTAAGATTTACCTCAACAGACTTTAATACATCTTCAGACTACAGATTAAAAGAAAATGTAAATTATACTTGGGACGCTACAACAAAATTAAAACAATTAAAACCAGCCAGATTTAATTTTATAGAAGAACCAACTATAGAAGTTGATGGTTTCTTAGCACATGAAGTACAAGATATAGTTCCTCAAGCTGTTTCAGGTGAAAAAGATGCAATTGATGATGAAGGCAATCCTGACTATCAAGGCATAGACCACAGCAAACTTGTACCATTACTGGTAAAAACAATACAAGAATTAGAAGCAAGAATAACAGCTTTAGAAAGCTAAATTTAAAAGGAGAATAAAATGGCAAATACATACACATGGGATTGCAAAACAGTTGATGTTTACCCAAATCACGACAGTCACTCAGACGTTGTTTACAACGTACATTGGCGACTAAACGCAGTAAGCGATCAGCAAGACGCTGAGGATAATAACTATTTAGCTTCTGTTTATGGTACTCACAGCGTTAATGCAGATGATATAGAAAACTTTGTACCATTTGCAGATCTTACTAATGATTTAGTAAGTGGTTGGGTGATAGACGGAATGGGTGAAGATGAAGTTGCTAGTTTAAAAGAAGGACTAGACAGCAACATTGATGGCCAAATCAATCCTACATCTGTTACTAAAACTATAGGTTAAACAATGGCACTATTGCCTGTAACTCCGCCAGCTGGCATAGTCAAAAACGGAACTGACTATGCTAACAAAGGTCGTTGGGTTGACGGCAATCTTGTGCGTTTCGAAAACGGATTTCTCAAACCTATTGGTGGTTGGTCTAAACTAAAAACTACAGCATTAGATGGAGAGCCTATAGGTATGTATGCCTATAAGGACAACCTAGGTGCATCTATATTAGCTGTCGGTACAAGACAAAAGGTATATGTTTTATACGACAATACCTGGACTGATATAACACCAGTTGGTTTTGTAAACGATGCCTCTAATGATCCTCTTGGTTACGGTGCATACCACTATAACGTAGAAGATTATGGCGATGCTAGAAGTCAATCTGGACTACCTCTTGATACAGGTCATTTCTCCTTTGATAACTGGGGAGAGGATTTAGTCTTTTGTTTTTCTGGTGACGGTAAAATCTACAAATGGAGACCAGTTTCAGGCGGAACAGCTGATACCATAGGTACAGTCGTAACAAACGCTCCTACAGGATGTCAGGCTGTCCTAGTAACCAATGAAAGGCATTTAGTTGCTATCGGTTCTGGTGGAGACCCTAGAAAGGTATCTTGGAGTGATAGAGAAGATAGAAACACTTGGACATCTTTAGCTACTAACACAGCAGGTGATGTGCAAATACCTACAGGTGGTCGTGCGTTATTAGGTGTTAAATACCAAAACGATGTCATAGTTTTTAGTGATACTGGTATTGATAGAATGAGCTATGTAGGATCACCTTTTGTTTACGGTATAACCGCAGCAGGTGCAAACTGTAAAGCAGTCAGTAGACGATCAGTCGTGCAAACAGGAAACTTCCTTGCGTGGATGGGTGAAAACTCATTCTTTATTTACGATGGTGTTGTAAGAGAAATCAAATGCGATGTGCATGATTATGTATACGACCAATTAAACGTACCAGGAAGAAAGGCTTGTTGGGGTGGACACAACTCTAACTTTAACGAAATATGGTGGGGTTTTCCAAGCGGAGATGGCCAGTATTTGCCAAACAAATATGTTATTTGGAATTACTTAGAAAACACTTGGTCTATAGGCTCAATGGATAGAGGCTGTTGGATTGACCAAGGTGCGTTTGACTTTCCTATTGCTGGTGATTCAAACGGTTTTATATACGAACACGAATCAACAACTTTATCTAATTCACCAAACTTAAATAGTGATGCACCTTTTTGTACAAGCGGTCCAATAGAGTTGGGTAACGGTGATAACTATGTGCAATGTAATCAGATTATTCCAGATGAAGAAGCAAACACATTACCAGGTGTAACAATAAGTTTTAAAGGTAAGTTTACCCCATTAGGTAGCGAAACAGACTTTGGTAGTTTTACCTTTGAAAATGATGGGTATACCGATGCTAGATTTACAGCAAGACAAGTACAAATGACTGTAACAGGTAGTACAACACAAGATTTTCAGGTTGGTAATATAAGATTAAATGTAAGAACTAGAGGTAGAAGATAATGGATCTATCCTCACAAAGACAATATATACAAAGAGCTGAAACAGCTGGAGTAATTCTTACAACCACAGACGATACAACCTTATATACATCACCTAGCGGTGGCGATTTTGATTTTTCTATTGTTGAATCTTTTTTGGTTTGTGACCATGACAACCAACAAACCAATATAACAGTTACAGTAGTAAGCGGTGGAACAACTTATACTTTATTTAAAGAATATGTAATAACTGCCTATGATACAGAAGAGTTATTAAGTAAAAGTCTTGTCTTAAAACAAGGCGATGTATTAAAAGTACAAGCAGATCGTGCTGGTAATTTAACTGTTTATGCGAGCATCGTAGAATATGCAAAAGGCGACTAATAACGTAGTTGACATAAACCAAGCGAAAAAAGAGCCTTGGGAAATTGAATGGGAAAGGTGTAAACCCTATATAGCAAAAGCTGTAAAGTATCAAGATTCCTATACAATTGACGATATAGAAGATAAAATAAGACATGGTATATTCCATTTATGGCCAGGCAAAAAGTCTGCATACATAACAGAATTTGTAATAT